ATCAAAGAACCGCTAAAGGGATCCAAGTCGATCGTATTGCCTATCTTGTCGGCGAAGTAAAACGCCATTGAAACTCTTTTTCCATTTACTATAAAATTTGACGTACGTAATGGTGGCATAATAATTCTCCTTAACTTACTGACAGGCTTGTAATTGTGATCAAGTGATCTGAATCAATACCAGTTGTTGTTGTAACGGTATCACCAAGTGTGAGTGTATAATCCAAGGCTGGATTCAACAGTAGTCCGTTCAAATAGACTTGTGTTGTTCCAGAGTCAAATGATAGAACATTCCCATTGTCATCTGAATCGGTAAATACTGTTTGACCCGAATCAGCGCTATAATCAAATCGATTAATCGTGATTGTGGGTGTTCCTTCTCTTGCCTGTACATAAGCACTATCAACTTGTCCTGTGATAATCGTTGCTACCTGCGCGGAATCGGGCAACGATGTAATTCTTCCGTCAAGGTCAGTGAAGTTCCCGTCAAGTTCCGCAAACGTGAGCTCACTGCCTTTCGTGTTTCTCAGTGTAATTGTCATGTCTTTTTCTCCTAATGCGTAACTTGATTATACGCTGTCTCTTGCTAATTCTATAGTTGTGTCAAATCCAAAATCACTATCCGGCAATCCAATCACGGTTGTTGGATTTGGAGTGATTGTAATTGTTTCGAGTTTAATGTCAGAATCTCCTCCGGCACCTGCATTGGTTTCAAACAATCTTGCAATCGATGTTCTAATCACATCGCTTTCTGCAATTGCACCATAGAAGCTTACTTTCATTTCAAAAGATAATGTATAAATGATAGTTCTACGAGACTCCATTGCTCCTTCAAAATCATCACTAAAAGTTAATCCTTGAATAATAATCGGAATATCTTCTTTAAAGTTAGGATATTCAGTAGGAAACGGTTTAATTGTCAGTGTGTACTGAGGATTAAACGTCGGTAATATTTGTTCTACAATTTGTAATGCATCGTCTTGATTCTTTGCATATATGTTTAAGTCAAAATTAATATTATATGGCACCGGCGAATAAAACTTTTGTCTTTGATCGTTAGTAGTTCCTGTCGTCTTAAATGTACTGAGCTTAGTCAGCTGTCTCGTATTATCGTACGCAAATGATGTAATCTCAAATGACATACGCGGTAACTTAAGAGCAACCTTTGTATCAGTATAAAGGTCAGTATTTTGTCTAATTCTTTCAAGGTACTTCATTCTTGGTGCATAAGCCAATGGAACCTTCAGTTGGTTCAGTACACCACCAGATGAATTCTTACGAACTACATATATGTTATTAAACAGTCTTCCAAATATAGAAACCGACTTCCGGATTTTCTCATGGTAAAAATAGGTTCCAAACATTACTGATTCTCCGGATCACCAAATGGATTATCTTCAGAGAAATCTAAGAAGTCATCTGAGAAATCACTAAACACTTCATTTTGTTCTGTTTGAGAAATCTTATTATCCTCTGATACGCTACTAATTGACAATCCAGTAATTGAACTGTTTGTGCTATTTATTAGAACTCCATCGGCTGCAGCGAATGGAGGTTCAGCAGCAGTTGCAGTAAATGAACGATATTTGCCATCATCTGCTCCAACATGCGCCAGATAGTAACAACGATTCGAATCAAGTGCAGAATCAAGAAGAATTCTCTGAATCTCACCAGAGATTGTAAAGCCATTAAGTGTCTGAGTGACAGTATCACCGACTGCAAAATCACTATCAACAGCAGATCCACCGAAGAACTGAATTGTCGGTGCAGTCATATAGCCGTCACCTGAATCGACAAGAGTAATAGTATCGACTACTCCAAATGAATCGACTGTGCATGTTGCAGTAGCGCTATCGCCTATTGCAATCGGATTACTGCTGTCTCCTCCACCAATAAATCGAATTGTTGGAGTCGTTGTATAATATCTACCTCCATTAACAAGTGTAATACTCGATACACCAACGCCTCTTTGAGTATATCCAAGTTGTACATAATTACTATCAACATAGAGTCCTGTAACGGCAGAGGTAGCAGTAGCTTTCTTAGGTGCGGTAACGCAGACTTTATATTGATATGCTCCATCCTTTTCGATATCCTGAATTGCATCAATGCTTGTATCGAAGTCTTCGCCGGTATACTCAAACAGAGTACAGCGCATCTTATATACCGGTAGGTTCTCAATCTGATAGAATGGCTGTTCATGTTCTACATGCTGAATTTGGAACATCTTATTCGTCAGAGGAATATAGATTAGGTCACCTTCTGTCGGTCTGGATGTATTGATATCATTATCAGGTCTACGAACCTGTGCAGAGAAACGAGTGCGAGAAACGACTAATGTAACTTCATCTCTGATTTCAACACCAAAGCGAGTAAAGAGATCACCTTCTCCATCAAAGCCTTCAACATTCTCGATGTACATTTCAATCTTATGAGAAGTTGGAAAGCGAGATGTCGGATCATCGCCGAGCAAGTCATCTTCATTTACAAGATCTCTTGGTAAATAGTAAACATCCTGACCATATATCTTGAGAGCCTCGATAACGAGATTCTCATACATGTCCATTTCGGATCTTACTTTTTCTGAGAAATAGAGATTACGAGCCATAATATTATCCTACAAAGAAATCCGCTGGCATTTCCCATTCAAGTCGTATTCTCTCCCTTAATCTTTCGATTTCCTGTGTTGCATCGTCATATAACTGACGACCGTTAAATGTGACACCGCCTGGTAGTTGAACGCCTTCAAACTTAATCAGGTTCTGTCCCCATTGTTGTTTAATCAGTGCAGTCGCATATTCTTTCAACCATAGATCGTTATATACAGAAGTATGAGTATCCGGATCAATGAGTGTATAAACCTCTGCTACCAGATATTCGCCTGCTACAATATCTCCGTCCGCAATGTCACCAAAAATATAGAGCCTGTCCTGATGCCGTGACCAACTAACCTGTGGTGTGCCGTTCAATTTCATGTCAAGGATTGAAAGATATTGTTGAAGCTGTTCGTAATATGCCAAATCGCCTGCAAAGTTTTGCATGTCTGCAATATCATTCAGCATCATCTGGTACTTAATGTCGAAGAAGTTATAGGATGTGCCGAATGAAGAAGACGTCGGAAACAGTTTAGTGACTGTCAATACATTTGAAGATATCGGAATATATTCATTTGTGATATCTGTAGCTGTTACTAAGTGCTTTAGATAGGTACGGACAGTGGCATCTGAATGAAACTCTTGCCAATACTGTATCGCCTCGTCAATACGATCTTCAATTTGATCTTCATCAACGTTAATCTCGAGAACAGGGTCTCCAAGACGGCGCTTACAGTAGTCAATCAGAGTCTGTCTACTGTTTGGATTTGCCATAAATAATCTCCGACATTAAAAATCTTTTGACTATTTATATGGTTTTATAGTTCAAACTCTGTAGTTGGTGGAGTAAAGTTAGCAGTGTATCTGACACTTTTTGATACTCTTACATCTTGAATGTAACCTACCATTGCACCTCTATTTGTATCAGTTCTACCTTGATTGATAGATAACACATTATGGTCTCCATCAGATCCACCATTTTCCCAACCTGATATCCCAGTATTAGTGTATTGAAGTACACCATCTATATAAAATTTTAATGTTGTAGCACTTGCATCATATGTCATTGCAAAATGTTTCCAGGAGTTAGTCCACACGCTGAAAATACTTGCATTACTTACTAGATCCCAGGCAGTATCAGTATCATTATCAGCATAAAGTTTCATACCACTATTCTGATACAATAAAAATGGTCCCGATTGCCCACCTCTAACATCGTATCCCATAAATATATCTCCATTAAACCAAGATGTAGGATACATCCAGAATTCAATTGTGAAATCTGAAGTAAGGAATTGATCTTTACTCATTGGCCCCGAATCGTCTACTATTAAGATTCCATCAGTACCTGCACTTGGACCAGGAAAATAAATTGAGGAAGATGTTGTGAATTTTCTTACAGAATTATTAGTAACAGTACTTCCGACTAGATCAGCTTTTCTTGATGCAGATGCATCATAGATGTTTGCATCTGATTTATTATTCATCAGTAATGATGTTCCACTACCCGTATGAGATAGTGGTGCAGTAGGTGGAGTGAAGTTTGAGGTATATTGTGCAGTTCCTTTTATAACACGGACATCAGATACATATCCAGCTGATATTTGAGATGATATACTTCTACCACCAATTCGAATAGCATTATTACTATTAGTCAAAGTTCTTGATTCGGAATAACTTAAAACCTGTGTACCATTTAAATAACCATAAACAGTATTGCCATTTCTTACTGCAACCAGATGATTCCACTGATTTAATACCAAACTAGTAGTAGACTGAGCATATAACCAAGTAGTTCCTTGACCAGTCAGTACATACATCTTATCGTTATTTACACCC